ACAAATTATCCTCAGCTCCTGCAGCTCCTTTGCCTGCCATTCGGGGCCCGACCTGCGCCAATTCTTACAATAAGCAGATAGTAGCATTGAGCAGAGCTCTTTCTTATTATAGCCCTTTTCCTCTCCCTTTCGGGGCCTGCCCGAATCCATGCCTGCCGAATAGGCCCCAATGGCTTCGCTCGTCTGGTCGGTTATCATAACGGTCATTTTGCGCATAGAATCCTCAGCCCCCCTTTCGGGAAGTGTCGGATTGGTTATCTTTTCGAGCGTGACGTGCACCGCATCGGTATTTTTTAAGATTGTAAAGATCATTTTTATAGGTTGTTTTCGATGAATTGTTTCTGCTCTTTTGTTAGGTCAAATAAGTCTAAGTAGTCATTCTGCCTGTCGGGGTTATTTATAAGCCAGCTAAGCAGCTTTTGAAGTTCCTCTATAGTATTTACCTTCTTCTTTGGTTTAAGCTCTACGGCCTTAATTTTGGAGCTGTGAGCATCGTCATCCACATCGACTGATATTCCCAACATTGCGCTAATTGCGTACCGCTTCGCATAGGTAATGCCTCCGCCAAGCTCCTGCAGGGCGTTTGTCCCCTTATTGCCGCTCATCGGGTGGAATGGCATATCTGTTTGTATGTACTGCCCAGATACATGGTAAATTGTTGTTACAAGATACTCCCCTGCGAGGGCCTGTATGATAACCAAACCGTTCTTTGTGAGGATCGGGCGGACCGTGTTGAGTATATTATCAAGCGTTAAATATTTATTCTTTAGATGGTCGTTTTTGCCATCCTTGACCAGCTTTGTAGTCTGAAATTCTGTGTTAAAATTAACCATAGCGAGAATTAACTCGCTAAGGTTGTCCGTTTGTTTGTAGTTCATAGTGGTAAGGTTTATGTATTTAAAAGCTGGTTATCTGCGTGAGTCGTAATCGTAATTATTTTGCGCTTTGTACTCTGCCCACATCTCGCACTTTTCGTTCTCAGTGTATTCGATGTGATCCGCTTGCTCAGTTGGTTCGACATCTGCGAGGATCTGTTCCCATCTTGAAAGAAGTAAGCCTGCCTGCATCAGTTCCGCTTCGTATGCTGCGAATCGATTACGGCAATCTTCAATCATTGATAATCGGGTTCCTCTTACATCCTGTATAACTTTGCTGAATACAGAAACACCGCCAACGATAGTCAATAAAGAACTAACATTGTTATAGAAAATATCAAAGTCTTTTTGCGTATTAAATGCTTGTACGCACTTTAAGTTAAATTCGCATAATGCAAGTAATTGCTTTGCTGTCTCGTACTGGTTTTGAATGATAGTGCTCATAATGATAAGGTTTAAAAGGTTAAATTTGCTTTGCTTTTATCTTGATACAAAGATAGAACTAGTTATTTGAATAAAAAAGCTTTTGCCAATATTTATTTTACATTTAAGTAAATATTTTTTTGCTGACTGCTATAAATTGCGCTAAATGCTTTATATTTGTGAATAATTCGGGTGCTCTGGGTCGGCGAAAACTTTATTTGAACTCGAATAATGCACACCCGTATTGCTTCCCGTCAGATCAGCGTGCGGGTTATTTTTAACACTTTAAAACATAACCACAATGGAAAATGAAGTATTATTACCTATCCAAAAGCTGTGCAGATATTTGGAGGAACACGAACCGCGCCTATTTGACGTTTATTCGACCAATGGCAAGGATTTTATAGCCTTTGCAGCTATATGTATGAAAGAAGAAAAAGAAGCGCTTAAAGAGGCATTTATGGACGGATGTAATAAAGCGACATTAGGCATATCTCCATACGAATATATGGCAGATAAATTTTACTTATAAATAAAAAATGTTATATTTGTGACTAATTCGGGTGCTCGCTGTCGACCAACTAATTTTGAACTCGAATAAAGAAGCCGCCCAGTATTGAGCGGCTTTTTTTATCCTTTGATTTTGCTCTGCAGGTCTCGTATAACCTGGTCTTTTACTTCAATCTGTTGCTTCATTAGGTCCTTGTGTTCTTTGTGGATCTCTTGAAAGTCGGTAAGCGTTTCTTTGTGTTCCTTCCTCAGTAGCTCTGTCTCTACGCTAAAGTGAGTCATCTGCTCTTTGATCTGAGTCTTCATATTTTGTAACCAGTACCAAAGCACAGCAACTACGCCAAATTTTGAAATGATTTCCAATATTGTATTTTCTATTCCTACCTCCGCACCGGTAAAAAGAAATAAGCCGCTTAGGGCCATAACATCCGGTATTATAGATTTATCCATTTTGTTAGTTTTGTAATCAATAATAGGCAAGTGTTTGACCCACCAAAAGTTTATATTTTTACAGTTTATTATTTGATTTAAAGGCAGTACCCAGTTACCATCAGCATCTTGAATAGGCGTGAAAAACTTATTAGGAGCATATTGCTTGCCCTCTAATGCTTGCCTTTCCTCTTCGTCTAATATGCCGACTTTCATTCTTCAATAGGTGGGAAAGGTGGTGATGGTTTTGGTTCGTAGTCAATCAAAGGCAAATCTTTCACCCACATAAATTCAGGGTTTACGCAAAAATTCATCTCTTCGGTGCTGATAAGGTATCTGTCGTAAAGGTCAGCGATAGGGTTAAAATAGCTGTCTTCATCGTAAAGCTGCCCTATAAGGCTATCCTTTTGTGTTTCTGTTAATAGTCCTACTTGTATCATATTATGCTGTTGTTTAAGTGCTAAATTTGGCGAGCGAGGGTTGTTTGATATGCTTGTACGGCTGTGTAAAAGTTTGCGGCTTCGGTATCTGTAAGTCCGTCACCGATAGAACTAAAAGCGCATTCTTTTGTAGAGTAGTAAGGTGCCCCAGTACTGTTAAAACCTCCTAACCAAAAAGTTCGATTACTTAATCCTGAACTTGCTGTTGTGCCTGTTGCAACTTTTGTACTATTTCTCCAACCATTAACAACACTTACGCCAGTTCTATTGCCTATATAAAATGCTCTACTATCTGCATCAGAATAAGTAATATAACTACCTTGAGAATTTACTCTATAATATGTTGTTCCTGATGTTCTAATTTCTAACAAAGAGGCTGCATCACCTGGATTTGGTCCTGTTGAGCTTCCTATTTCAACTTCTAAACCATTGCTTTGAGTTCTGCTATAATACGAAATGTGACTACTATTTTGTAATAAACTTGTGCTTGGCGTTAAAAAAGTATCTGCATATCCATTAGTACCATTAGGCAGCGCACCTGTTGCAGAATGAGTCCACCCTCCGCTAAATGTAAGCCTAAACGCAACATCTAAATCACGTGGATCTTTCAAGTTCCATTTATGCAATGCAGCATTACCTCCAATTATCGGGTAAATAGCTTTCATTTTTGTCCAAATACCGTAACTTTTTAAGTCAACTACAAGTTGATTTATAGCTGTTAAATTTGTCGCACCTGTTAAGCCGCTTGCCGTGAAAAATGCTTGTGCATCGGGGTCGTAAGCAACCCCAAAAGCGTATGGATTTATTATCATCTTGTTCCGATTAAAGTGATTTTCAATCCTGTTGCAGTACCGTTCCCGATTTGGTCAATGTCGATAGTTATTTCAGCATCATCAGCTAAGGCAGCATCAGATATAACCGCAGGCGTTGCAGCTGTTGTGCTTGTTTTTTCTGTGTTGTCAATGGTCAGCTTAGTACTTAGTATTGATGTTCCGCCTTCGTTAATATCTACCGTAAAGATTGAACCCGAAGCCTGAGCAGTTGTAAGCGAAGCACGAACAGCCGTTAAAGTAAATTGAACTGGCAGTCTAAAAGTTACTTTATTAGTTCCTGTAGTTAGTGCTGTTGTTTCATCGCTTGCAGCTAACTGTATTTCTATTGGGAATGGTTTGTTTTCCCAAACTTGGGCTGATGATTTATACTGCAAGATATTGCCATTTGCCAACGTGCCCGAATTTATTGTTACATCTTGCAAGTCATCTAACTTCAAAGCAGGTACCACAGTAAGTGGCAGTGGAACTAAAGACCTTACAGGAGTTGATCCTCCAAATTGAAAATCATAGCTCGGGTCTGAACCACCAACAATTCTACTACCGTAAAACTTTAAAACAATTCTATCTGTTGCTAAAAATATGCCGTCATTCCATAATGCAGTAGCTGAAAATTCAGCATAACCTGTATTAATTACAGGAATAGTATTTCCGCTCGTGGTGATTAAAGTTTCAGTACCTGCTAAATCTCGTTTCCAAACTTCAAAGTAAAATTCAGCGTTTCCTGTTCCTGCTGTCCTTCTGATATTTCCTATCGTTGAGATATTTAGAACGCCAGGATTGCCGACTATTACATTTGGCGTAGTTACCAAAGCTGAAATAAATTGATTAGTAGTTGTTATGGCTCCTGTACTTACATTTGCCGCTATTGTATCATAACTAGGGTCTGTTATACTACTAACTAATTTAACATAAGTAGGAATATCACTAGCTGCAGTTGTGGCGTATAAAATTAAATTACTAGGCAAGTCGTTTAATGATATAAAAGGATTCCCATCGTCTCCATCATTTATCAAATCAGACGTTTTTGTTGGAACTACTCCGCCCCCGCTTAACTCAAAAAAAAAAGAGCTCGAAAGTAAAGCGACCAAATCAAAAGCATCTCCAGAGAAAGCAACCGCAGAAGCTGGTTCTATCTGAGTATTTCCAATTTGACTTGCAAAAAGTGAATGCCACTGATTAAAGCCAAATTTTACGATAACTTCATCAGTGCCTTTAACGTCCAAAGCGTTTACATTGACAAAGACCTTTTGAATGTTGCCTTGGTTGTCTGTTAGCACTACGTTGCCTGTACTTTGTTTTACTATGTTCATGAGTAGAATATTATATTAGTTGATGTATTTTTTTTAGTCTCGCAGGTGTGACAATGCTTGCCTGTCATATTAAAATAGCCACAGCCGCAGTTAGTGTGGCAGCTTCCACAATCGTCTTCACAGGGGCATATTTTAGCGTCAAATAAAGGTAGTAAAGTCTTATTAGCACAAAGAAAGTTTTCGATAAGTGGCTTTAGATTGTCAATCCGCTGCATCATATTGTCTTGCAAGAATCTCACACCATTGACGCCAGCATTCTGAGCAAACTCACTATCGTTTTGATAAATGCCCTTTGAGCTTACTTGCATAGTCAAATAAGGCAATACCTCGTAATAAACAGCATAAGCAGTATATCGCATCAAGTACTGAACCCATAGTGTTTCATAAATCGCAGGTGCCGGAGCGATAAACTTGTTTACTATTGCCCCGACTGCAGGATTGTAATTACTCTCTAAGGCGTTTTGTTGCAGTATCATATCCTCATACAAAGCAACGCCTAAAAGCGGCTGCAGGAAGCGTTCTTCACTGTCTTTAATGTGCGGGCTTATTTGGTTCACATCGAATCGGGCCGTAACTGGAGCAGGTCTATAAATGCCCGTGTTGACCACCTCACCCGGCTTAATTAGTGTCGTCATTTATATCGTGTTTTTCGTCAATTATTTCATCTTGTTCAATTTGTTGAAAGCCTAACTCCGCGCGCATCTCGTCAACTGTTAAAATATCTTTGATCGGAATATCACCAGCGAAGCTGACAGGCATTGGCTTAGCTATATCGACCGCAATGTTACTCCAATCAAAGCCCAACCATTTCGCAGCGTCTTGAATCACAGGGTTTAAAAACTTTGTCAAGTACAACCTTTGCATCGGTCTTATTACCGTATTATAAACAATGTCGAACTCTGATCTTATTTGCTGGTTACTTCCTAAGCTGCCAGCTGTTCGGAGACCTGTAAGGGATACGGACCAACGATGCGCTGCAATGATATTAGTCTGAGACATGTTCTGCAGGTTTAAAAACTCGCCCTCGTTACTGCTATTCAATACCTGTACGTCTGATTTGTATGTCGGATCTCTTAGGGCCTGTATAAACATTTTGCTATTGTTTCCGGTACCTGTAAAGCATTCCTTCATAGCTCTGACAACTTGCTGCGCTTCCTCTTGATTAGCTGAGCCGAAAAGTGATATAATAGCGGAAGGTGTAAAACCGTTTTCGAATTTACTTTGATTAAATTTCGGGATCCTATACTCCAGCTCTGCCCATATTTTAGCGCTCACCCAGTCAGGTATTCCCCAATAAACCAAAGTAGGTTCGTAGTTTTTCAAATGAACAATGGACTTTTCAACGCCTCCAATTTTCTCGAATATCGGAAAGATAGGCAAGTCAGTAACGTTCTGCGGAGTGACCTCATAGGCTTCTTCAAATTCGTCTGATACACCAATGTGAGTCGGGTAAATACTATCTTTTGCAGCCTTTCTGGGCCTGCACCAATTGATAGGCAAACATCTAAGATAATACTTTTTTGTCTGACCTACTTTGATACGCTGTACTTCAATAAAAGCATTACCAAAGCTCGCAAAGTCTTTGCAAATTTTAGCTGTCAGCTCCTCGATGTTCTCGCCCTCTGGAGTCAAAGCCGTCAGCCATTCGTTCAAAGTTAATATCTGCTCCTCAGTTATTTCTTGCGCCTCTACTTTTGCAGTTTTTAAACTTGCAAGCATTGACATAGTCGAAGCCGGTACCGTGTAGAAACCATCGCCGCCGAAGTAGTTAACTTTCTGCTGTATAATTCCCGAAGTGGTCGGGCTATTGTTGCATATAGCCTGCAACCTGTCAAGCCTGCAAAGGTCATAGGTGCTAAATGGAACGTATTTCCAAACCGTACGGTCTAAGATCTCTTTTGATGGTTCCCTGAATATATCGTCTACTTTGAAAGGATGCACTCCGTTATTGAGTGAACCCCAAGCGTAAACGTCTGTTTTTGGCTTAATTTCAGCCGTTATAATGGGCTTTCTTCTACTCATTAGTGTTATCTGTTGTTTCTGCTTTAAAGTTGTCTACAGCCTTGTTTTTTGGCTTTTTCCCTACCAGCTCAACGCCTTTGAAACCTATGTGATACAAGTGTTCCAATTGGTCCTGTGTTGCCTTTGACAAATGTACATTAAATTCTGTATTGTACACCGTGCAATCGATGAATTTTTCTTTTACTTTAAACATAAAAACAGTTTTTTAATTTAAAAAAGGGGAAAGGTAAACACCCTCCCCCTCCGTATGAATTCCCCAAAATTCAACTTAGACTGGTATAGTAACCGTCGAAGCGACTGGAATAGCCTGAACCGTACCTCTTGATGTTAAGGTAATAGTCGACTGATTCTGATCATTGATTGCGGTACCGGTAACTGTCTCGAAATTTGTCAACTGAGCAGGATAAGCAATTCCCAAAGTCGTTAGATCGTTTGGAGCGCCCCACATCCAACGAGTGCCGTTGTTCTCTTCGTGAATTACGATAAAACCGCAGCAACAATCTTGCAGCTCCTTAATTGCTTCTCTCGTTGCCAAAGCATGACATGGAAAGATAGCAACCAATGTCTGAGTAATTACAGTATTACAGTTAGCTCTTTCGCCCGTTTCTGTAAAGTTTGCAGTTTCTTGATAAGGTTCGAATTCGTAGAACTTTGTAGCTCCTGACATTGTGATTGTGTCAATCTCGCCAGCTGTGATGTTAAGCGCAGTCACGTCCTCTTTCGAAGCGACCCAGAACTTTGCTAAACCACCTGCACAGGCATTTGCGCAATCTATTGTTAAACCAACTGTTAAACAGCTCATAGTTATATTTTTATTTGGTTAAATAATTTAGTATGCAACCGTGATAAGGTCTGAGTGTTTGTAGTTGAAACCAAGATAAAAACGTGATTTTACTTTCAATTTCTCGTCTTCCATATCGTGCCAAGCCATAGCCTGGTTAATCGGGTTTGCTATGTCGGTACCCAAAACGAAGTTTGTACGCTCTGTGTAAAGTACAAAGTTAGCATCCTGTACGTTTAGGTAGCTGTCTGCATATTGCTGCCAGTCATACATCGGCTTAACTTCGATACCGTTAAATGACAAACGCTGAGCGCCATCAGTCAACAAAGTCAAGTGGGCCGCAGAGCTTACACCATTATTCTGCAGATCCTGCAAGTATTGTCTGTAAACATTAGCCGATACTAAGAATACTTTTTGAGCTTCAGGAACTGCTGAAAGTACGTTTGAACTATTTTCCCATACTGCAGTAAGCAAATCGATACCATCACCAGCGCCAAGCGGAGTACCCGAATTGGAATTGATGTAAGGTATAAGGTTGTTAGCTACCAATTGCGGAATATAAACGGACCACATACCATCTGTTATGTTCACCGCATCGTCTACACTTGCTTTGTTACCAAAGAAAGCAACCTTAAGCATCTGCTTGCGCAAAGCCTGCACCATGCGAGTCATCAAAATTTGCATAAAGATCGTACCTTCTAAGTTGCTGCTCTGAGTTCCTGCTTTCAGTTTTTGCTTGTAAACAGTTCCTACAAATTCGTCGTAACAAAGCTCCAAATTTACTTTGATCTCGTCTACTTCGATACATCTTTCAAACAAGCCGAGCGAGCCTTTAGGAGTCCAACCACAACCGCCTGAGAGCT